ACCTGTTGGAACTTACAAGACAGATACAGGTGTATCTTTTAGAGTAGAAGAAGAAGGTATAGTAGGAGAAGTTATCGAGTCTGAGACGGAAGAAGAAGTAGAAGCAGAATATGATGACAAAGATAAAGAAGAAATGGAAGAAGAAAAAGAATTAGCAGATGTTGGTGACTGGGAAGGTATGGAGAAAAGAATACAAAACCTTGAAGATGCAGTTGCTAAACTTAAAGAAGACAAAGTAGGAGGAGACGAAGAAGTAGAAGAACTAGCTGAAGAAGTAACAGAGCCAGGTACTAATCCTAAGTCTATTAAAACAACTGAAGTAGTTGAATTTTCAGCAGAAGAAGAATTAGAGAAATTAAAGTCTGAAAACGAAAAACTTAAAACTGAATTAGCTAAATCACCAGCTGACTCACCAATTAATACAAATAAATTTAGCTCAGAAGCAACATCTATCACTAAAAAACAATTAGGTAGAATGACTAAAAGAGAAAGATTTTTACATAACTTACATAATTAATAATTAATAAATAAAAAAAAATGGGATTACCAACAGTAACTAGCTCGTTTGCAGGGAAGGCAGCAGGATTTTATATTTCTAATGCTCTCAAACAAGCTCAATCAGTAGACTTTTTAACTTTAATAGAAAATATTAAATTTAAGAGTGCAGTACAAAAATTAAATGCATCAGGACTTGTAGCAGATGCTTCTTGTGATTTTAACCAACCAGTAGGAGCAGCTATGACATTGACTGAAAGCATTCTTACTCCAAAGAACCTAGAAATCAACCTTGACATTTGCGCAAACGAACTTTTGAGCAGCTGGGAAGCGTTAGAGATGAGAGCAGGTGCAGGAGCAATGCCACCAGCATCTTTTGATGATTACGTAGTATCTTACTTAGGAGAGATTATTGCTAATGGAGTTGAAGATTCAATTTGGTTAGGTAATGATGCAACAGCAGGACAATTTACAGGATTTGTAACAGGTGGTGCAGTAGGACACTTAGTAGCAGCAGGAAATGCAACAGTAGCAGTAGCTAATGTAGGTGGTGCAGGGACAGCTTATTCAGCAGCAAACATCATTGAAAATTTACAAAATTGTACAGCAGCTATTCCAACTACAATCTATACTAAAGAAGACTTATACATTTATATGTCTCCTAAGTCTTACAGATTATACATTTCAGCTATATCTACTTTAGGATATATTAATGCTTATTCAATGAACAAAGACTATGATGCAGTATTTGAAGGAATCAAAATTGCAGTTTGTCCAGGAATGTCAAATGATGTTTTAGTAGCAGCTCAGAAGTCAAATTTATTTGCAGGGACGGATCTCCTTTCAGATACTACGCGTATAGCTCTACTAGATATGAGTGCAATTGACGGAAGCTCAAATTTACGTTGTGTAGCTAAATATACAATGGGTACACAAGTTGGATTTACTGACGAGTGTGTTCTTGTAGCATAATAACAAAAATAACGGGAGAGTGTAAAAGCTCTCCCTTAACTTAAAAATAATAAACAATGGCTTGTGGACTTTTAACAAAGGGTAGAGGATTAGATTGTAACAGAATAAGTGGAGGTATTAAAAACATCTACTTTGCAGTTTACGACCAAGTTACCTCTATACCTCAAACAGCAGGAGAAATTACAGACCTAGAAATGGGTACAAATGATTTATATAAGTACGTTATGCCTTTAGGTGTTTCTAGTCTTACAGATACAGTAGTAGGATCTAGAGAGAATGGTACTATATACTATACTCCTTCTGTAAATATAATCTTAAATAAACTTACAAAAGAAGACCAAAATCAAATTAAACTTTTAGGAGCAACTAAAGTTATCATCTTTGCAGAATTAAATGAGCAATTATCAAACGGACACAGTGTAATTGTTGGTTTAGGTTCGGCTAATGGTATGGAGCTTAATGCAGGTACTATGGACTCAGGAGCAGCTTGGGGAGATAGAAATGGTTACACTTTGACTTTTGACGGAATAGAAGCATTACCTTTTGCAATGGTTGCTGACTATACAACAGATCCATTTGATAATGCAGGATTTACATTTGGAGCTATCGTAACATCTTAATTAGTAGTTTTCATATATTTCTTAGAGGAGAGTAGCTTAATTGTTACTCTTTTCTTTTTAAAGGCAAATAAAAACAGACTTTTTCTATTATATAGTATGATACAAGCAATAACCGAGACTAATCTAACAACTTTCTTACAAACTGAAGACAATCGTATCAACACTTCAGTAGCTTCATCACAGATAAGACATTTGTTAAAGTTTACTAATGATATGGATAAGTCAGTTCAATATGCTTATGGAACTACTGAGACAATATTTCCAAGATATACAGAGTTTACTTTTACATACAATACAACTCCTGATGTTTATAATGGAGATATTAAATTCTTACCAGCTGGATATTGGAAGTATGAAGTTTACGAAATTAGTTGGGTAGGTGCAGTATCAGTATCATTAGGTAATGCTCCTGCAACGGAGAATGATGTTTTAAGCCCTCCTGCTGACACTAAAGGCATAGTGCAAGGGTTAGTTACCAAAGGCAAGATGTATGTCGCAGAGAAGGACGGAACACAACAAGTACAATACAATGAATATGAGCCAAGCTCAGGAACAAATTATATATATTACGGACAATAAAAATTAAAAAATGGGAATTAAAAATACACAAGCTTTATTAAGCGAACAATTAGGACAATTAGGAGGTGTAGAAATATTTACAACAGCTGCTCAAACAAGTAAAGATTACTATGCAATCTATTTTGTACAAGAAAGTGTAATATCAGCACTAACAATGACTGATTCAACAGGATCAAGTAATCTACTTACAACAGTACCTGCTGGTATGACGTTGTTTGGAAAGATAACAGCAATTACTTTAACTTCAGGTTTAGCAATAGCTTACAACAACTAATATGAAATTAGCACTTGGAATAACATTACCTTTAAGTAATAAAGGAGGATTAACACCTGTTCAAAAGCAGGTTAGCGACTTTAAAGCAAGAGTTATTGCTGATGGTGGAGTATTTGAGGCTAAGGCTTGTTTAGAAGCACAATTAACAACTTTAAATAATATAGAATGAGTTTATTAGATGATGTTAGTATAGTAGTAACTCCTAACGGATATAAGGCAAGTAAATTATATGCAGTTATTCCTAGTAATGGAGATGCAGATATGGATGTTACTAGAGCAACTGCTGCTACAAGAGTAGATGAATCAGGATTAATTGCTGATGTCTTGTCTAACGTACCTCGTATAGACTACACAGGAGGAAGTTGTCCACATATATTATCAGAGCCACAGAGGACTAATAATTTAGAGTCAACACAAGATTTTACTGATACTTTTTGGAACACTAACAATATGGAAACTATTGTTGCAAGTACAGTTTTATCTCCTGACGGAACAACTTTTGGTTTTAAAGCAATACCTAACAATACTACTAATAAACATTATGTAGATTATGACTTTGGCTTTTTATCAATGCCTTCAGGAGTAGAGGCTACTTATAGTGTATTTGTAAAACCTTTTGGTTATACAAATTTTCAATTAGCATCTTCAACTTCTTTTGCTTCAAGATACCAAAACTTTGAATTAACAGGAGATGGAGTAATTGGAACAGGAGATGTTAATAGTGCAACAATAGAAAAAATAGGAGATTGGTATAGATGCTCAATTACAGAAACAACAACAGGAACAACACCAAGAGTATTAAATATTGCTACCCCTTCTTCAGGGTTAGGTAGAAACCCAACTTGGCTTGGTAATGGTACTGATGGTGTTTTATTATGGGGTGCGCAAATGGAAGAAGGAACTTATCCAACTTCTTATATTCCTAATTTAAGTACAACATCAGGAAGTACAGTTACAAGAAACCAAGACATTTTCACAAGAGATGGTATAGGTAGTTTGATTAATGATAGTGAAGGAACATTATATTTTGAGGGGAGTGCACTTGAAAATGGGGGTGGTATTCATAGAATTATTTCACTTTCAGACGGTTCATATGATAACTTAATATATATAAGAATTGATAGTACGGCTAGTAGATTTAGAGGTTTTTCTAGGGGTAGTAGTGGTTCGTATACTATAATAACAGTAAATAGTATTCCTCAAACAGATAACAATAAAATTGCTTTAGTTTGGGATGCTACAAATTTTAGAATTTGGATTAATGGGAGTGAACGTGCTACTGCAACGATTAACAACTTACCTGTTGGAATGAATACCTTAAATCTTGCAGACCCAACAAGTTCAGGTAATTTCTTCGGCAAAGTAAAACAACTACAAGTATATAAAACAGCAGATATAGATTTAGCAACTAACATCATAAATAAAAAAAAATGAACATATATAAATTACAATACACAGACAAAGCACAAGGAGATGCTGATTTACTTGCTAAAGGTACTTATGAAGTAGTAACTGAAGAAGGAGTAAGTCAAGACCTTTACATTAATGGTACTCAAGCAATAGTTTACATAGGTAAAATAGTAGAAATACCTGCTACTTATGATGATGAAGGACACGAAATAACACCACCTGTATATTATCCTGGAGTATTCTATGACTTAATGACTAATGTAGAATATGACTTTGGAATTAACGAGATATTTCCAACAGATTGCGTACATTCGTTTTTAGGTTATGCAAAAAATGCAGATGGTACTGATGTTGACCCTGATGAAACTGTTTCAGTAGAATAAAATGATTAAGCATTTTAGTAAAAATGAGTTTACTTGTAAGTGTGGATGTGATGAAACATTTATAAGTGATGAGTTGTTAGAGATGCTTGATAAGGCTAGAGAATTTGCAGGTATACCATTTGCTATCAATAGTGGGTATAGATGTGAAGACCATACAGAAAGTAAAAAGAACCCAACCTCTGCACATATAAAGGGATTGGCAGCAGATATAAGATGTTCAGATGGTGTTACTAGAGCAATAATGATGGATGCTTTAGTGTATGCAGGTTTTGAAAGGTTTGGATTGCATAAGTCTTTTATCCATGTGGATATTGACAATAAAGAAAAACCAAGTCCAGCGATTTGGTTGTATTAAAAAGAGTATTAATTAATTAAATATATATATTATGGATTTTATTTCACAAAATTGGTTAGAGTTATTAGTAGGACTAATGGCTTTTTTAAAAGTAGTAACTAACTTAACTCCAACAGAAAAAGACAACAAAATATTTGGATGGTTAGATTCAGTTATAGATGCTGTTATTCCTAACTACAAAAAGAAAAAATAATGATACAGAAATTTATAGGGTCTATGCTAGTTAAAGGTGGCGTAAAACCAATAACAGAATTGCTTAAAGCAGTTAAAGAACTTTTTGCAGATTCTAAAGGTAAGTGGAGTAGCAAAAGAACAATAAGTGGTGTAATTGTTTTGGCTGCAAGTTTATACATAGAGAAGAATGGTATTGACACTAATGCTTTAATCTTAACTGGACTAGGCGTACTACCTTTATGTTTCTCTGTATTTGAAAAAAAGCAATGCGATTGTAATTGTGGTTTAAAAAAATAATTATATTTGCATTAACGAGCAGGGTTGTGCCTGTTTTAGTTTTCATTGTTTATAGTTTTCAAGAGTGGGGTGTTAACAAACATCTCACTTTTGATTTTTAAAAGCATTATTTTCGTTATAATTGCATAACAACCAACACATAACAACATGAAGAAATATGGGAAAAGACTTAGACTATCTCAAGAAGAAGTTGAAATGGTTTACGAAAACAGAGCAGAAAGCACAACAAATCTTAATGGTAATACTGCATTAGATATTCATCTCTCAGAGAGGGGAATAACTAAGAAAGATGTAGTGTCTGTTAAGCATTGGCAGTCAGCAAGTGGTGAGTATAGATTTAGTGTAGTAACTAAAGAAGATGCAACTGCTGATACAAATGATATGCTAGAAAAGATTAGTGGGTTTATAGAAAATCATTCTCCTCACTATCCTTCAGTAAAAAGAAAAAACAAAAATCAAAATCATCTATTAGTTGTGAATCCTGCCGATATACATATTGGTAAATATGCTAATGGTGCTGAAACTGGTAGTGAATATGATGTTGAAACTGCTTGTATGAGAGTTTTAGAAGGCTTAGAAGGACTTATAGTTAAGTCAGGAGGCTTTGCTATAGAAAAGATATTATTCTGCATAGGAAACGATGTTTTACATATCGATAATGTTTACAATCAAACTACTGCTGGTACGACACAAGACACAGATGGCAAGTGGTGGGAACATTTTGAGGTTGCATTAGCGTTATATGTTAAGTGTGTAGAGATATTAAGAGAGATTGCACCAGTAGACATTATACATTGTATGAGTAATCACGATTATCAAAGTGGATTTCATTTAGCACACGCTTTAAAGTGTTGGTTTAGAAATACAGATGCAGTTAGTGTTGATGCAGAACCTAAGCATAGAAAGTATTATAGTTGGAAAAATAGCTTAATAGGATTGACACATGGAGACGGAGCAAAGCTTAATAATTTACCTTTACACATGGCACAAGAAGAGCCTATAATGTGGGCGAATACTAAGTATAGATATTGGTATCTTCATCACTTGCACCATAAACAAAGATATAAATTTATGAGTAGCTTTGATAATATAGGAGTTACTTTTGATTTCTTACGTTCTCCTAGTGGCTCTGATTCCTGGCATTATCAAAAAGGTTATACTGGATCAATTAAAGCAGTAGAGGGATTTATTCATAATCAATATGGCC